TCTTTTAGAAAATCATCGACTGAAGGTAATTCTTTTGAATCATCCCAATCATTTATGGACGGCAACTTATCGTCAGGCATCTTATTAGTAAATAATACTTTGGGATTTCTCTCCCCGTAAGTTTATTTATCTTCTTTAGGTACTCCGTTTTTTAAGAGTTTTGCAAGTTCTGCAGTTGAACCAACAAAGAGTGCATTATTAACTGTGGATGGTCCTTTAGTGGGACTATCTTCATTAACATCCTTAACTTTTTTCTGAAGATCCATTAACTTATCAGTAGCATCAGAAACACTCTTAATCAACTGCCCAGCGACCTCATATGCCCTTGGCATCTCACTATCCTGTGCAAGTTCAAGAATACCGTTAATTGCTTCCTGACCCTTTTCTATGATGCTATAAAGATTACCACGAGTATACTCATAATCCTTTTCAATATCATCTTTAGTTAATCTATCAGGTTTTTGTATTCCGACAGGTTCCCTAACTTCAGTTTGATCTACTTCAACTTCAGTAGGTGTAATATTGAAAGCATCATCTAAATTGTTTTTCATTTATCCATTCCAAGTAGAAGTTCCACTAAATCCAAAGTCATCTCCTTCTTCCACTAATGCATTATCAGTAGAAGTAATGGATTTAACCTCAGTACCTCTTATATGAGCAAGTTTGGTTGTACCATCTTGACCCCTCTTAACAGTAATCTTATTACTATCAGCATCCTTAGATTTGACATAAACTTCCTCACCACCAATATCTAGATATACACTAGTAGATCCAGAAGATGCATCAACATTAGTTACATCATTAAGGGCAATAACAGTTTGTGTTTTAGTTACATCCTCAGCCAAGTTGGTAAGAACTGTTCCATCATAGTTCTGGATTGCTCTAGGAACAACAGAGTATGTAAGATTGCGTTGTGCGTTGGATGTATCTGTACCAGTAAGGTAGTTGACCGTAGACTTGGTAATGATATCCTTGGAAGCATCTGTAACAGGACCGAATAGGTATGTCTTAGCAGTAAATCTTAGAGTATAAAGGAGAACTCTTCTAGACTCAAAATCACCTTCATAATCATCCTGCATAGTAATATTTTCAAGAACTATGGGAATATCTCTTTTCTCTTTTATAGCACCAACTAAATTGACAGTAAGGTTATATGATGGTTGGAAATATGGTAATATCTGTTCTATTATTTGTAATGCATCATCATTTAATTTACACATAACAGCAAGTTCAAATTGCATGTTATATGGGACAGGCATATAAACTTTCTTTTCATCAGGAGTATCTGAATCTGGATTCTGAACTACAATCTTTTGGGTTGTAGTTACCTTTCTAGAAGGATCATAAGTCAATCCAGTAAACTCAAAAGACATCCTTGGTAAAGATAAAGATGTTGCTTTATTGAGATCTGGTGATTGAGTTAATCTTGCTAAAAACTTTTGAGTAGGTCCATAAGCGAGAGGAACTCTTAATGGAGATCCATCCTGCTTTACAGATATACCGTTAAATAGAGTACCAAAACTAACAATGGTTCTCCTCAAGATTTCGTTATAAAAATATTCAAACATTTTTAGAGTCCTAGTATCTTATATTTATGGAATTCCAAATGGGTTCTGCTCACTAAAGTCTAAAATATCATCTGCAGCACTTTCAATATTAATATTATCAGCATATCCATCCTCTGGAGGATCTTCACTAACAATACGTAATGCATGAACAGCACCAGAGCTGCTACCAGTTATATCCTCACCAATACTAAACATACCAGATACATTTGCAACCTCTAGAACATTTGTAGTAGCACTCCATGTTCTTACTCTTCCTGTCACACCCGTAATAGATCCAGTAACAACCTCATTAAACTTGAAGTTGCCACTATTATCAAGTGAAGGATTACCAATCGTAATTGTTGGACTTGAAGTATATCCAGCACCAGCATTTGTAATATTAATAGCAGTAATGGTTCCAGCAGAACTTACGACTGCTTCAGCAGTTGCCCGTGTATTTCCTGCTCCAACAGGTGCAGTAATAGTTACAGTAGGTGCTGTAGTGTATCCAGAACCTGCGTCAGTAAGTGTAACGATACCAACTGCCCCATCACCTATAAAGACGGTTCCAGCAGCACCTGAACCCCCTCCACCAGTTACTTGAAGTGTAGGTGCAAGAGTATATCCAGCACCTGGATTTGTAATAACAACCTGTTGAACAGATTTTTGATTATTACTAATATTTAAATTACATACATTAATACCACTAATCATAGTAGCAGTAAGAATACCAGTAACACCTCCTACAGGTGCAGAACTAACTCCAATAGTTGGAATAGCAGTATATCCACCACCCCTATTACTGAGATTAATTAACCTAATAGATCCTTCGGTATTAAATCCAATTTCAGCAGTAGCAGTTGCACCAGTACCTACAAGAGTAAGAGTTTGAGCATATCCAAGAATTGTAGATGTACTACCATCTTCTGCTAATCCATCTGAATCATCACCAGTAAGAATATCATCAATCTCATCTACACCAGTATCAATAACTTCATCTTCGTAACGGAAGAGTTCACACTTCAGGGTGTATACATATGTCTTTTGAAGTTGATAGAATGGCTTTTCATGCTCTACATACTTGATTTCAAATAAACGATCACCTAATGGAAAATAAACTAGATCACCCTCTTTAGGTCGGGTAGTTAACTTTACATTAGATTCGTTTTTAAGTAATGGTTGAATATAAGTTTCCCATCTTTCCCTAGAAATAACAAGAGTTACTTCATTTGTTTGTTCAATACCAAATTTGGATAAAAGAGTAGGGTTATCTGCATACCCATCAAAGTTGTCAATATATGCTTCTAAAGGATATGAATCATCAAACTTAGATTTAACTACTTCTCTTATTACCGTCTTTTCTTCCATATATTTTCTAGGAAGATAATGTATCTCAACACCATACATCCTCAACTGTTCGTTGATTAAATCCTGAACTAAGTTCTGTTCAGATCTTGCACCTTGTTGAAAAAACGGATTGAGTGCCATTATCCTATCATATCAAGTGGAGGAAGTTCATAAGTATTAGACATTTGTTCTCTAATGATTTCTAAATCTTTTTCTGCATCATCATAGATTTGTCTACCATTTAACTCTACTCCACCAGGTAATTTAACACCTTGGAACTTAAGTAAATTTTGACCCCACTGCCTCTTCATAAGAGCAGTAGCATATTTCTTTAAGAATGAATCATTCCAAACTCTTCCATAATCATTAGGATCCAATTGTCTAAAACAATCAATAACCAAATAATCATCTTTGGATACACTACCCCAATCAATATCAAGATACAACCTATCCATCCTTTTATTAAATCTTATTTGCTTTTCTGTTGTCAATAAAAAATTAATATCTTCAAGATATGTCTTAGTCATGGCATAGGTCAACAATTCTGTCGCACCCCAATAGTAAATATCATTCAAAAACATTTGATATTTAACACTAAACATATTATTTGTCATAGTGTTAGTACCATCAAAATGGTATATCTTAGTTACACCAATAACTGCAGGAGGAATTTGTAAAAAGTTACTATTCTCATAATAACTAAAAGTTGTATCTGTTCCAGCAATATCTGCAGTTGCCGTTGTAGTTGTTATTCCAGTTTGTTTTTTATTAGTTTCCATCGAGGCTCTTCCCCGATCAATATCATCTTGAGTTATTTTATATTTAAGATATGCTTGTGCAACACCATCAAAATGTCTTTCTTGAAAGTATTGAACTGCGTCATCTATTACGTCTTCAACTTGTTCATCAGCAATATTAATTTCCAGCACTGGAGCACCCAGTTGCCTTTTGCAATAGTTTACAAATTCTGTCCTATTTGATGGAGATGCCATTTATACAATTACCCCTGAATATATTTATGGTGCGGAAGCTATGCCAGTATAAACTAGAATATTTCCATTTACTATATTGTAAATTGATGCTCCAGAACTTACTAAAACGTTATATTCATATCTTCCTTCTGAAAGACTTGTGGTTGCTGTTGACCCCATAGAGATGTCAAATATACCACCACCAGCACTTGTAAATCCTACACTAAAAGTTCCTGCTGCAACTGTTGTAGCTGCTACACCTGCACTTTTCTGCATCTGAGCAGAACCACTCCAAACTGAAGTAGTAGTTAATCCTTGAAAATCAAAGGCAACATCAGAAGTATCAACTACAGTAAATGTAGTTTTAAAATCTGTACCCGTATAAATGGTCAGATTAGCAGCATATGGAACACCTGCTGATGGATCAAATGTTAAATTTTTACTTGCCATTTACTAGTTCCTTTAATAGAGATTTTATTTCACCAATCTCACCTTTTAAATTAGCAAGATCTTGTTCCATAGATTCCACTCTTTCATTTTTTGATAATTTTGCATTACGGGATGAAATATAGTGTTGATAATCCAAAGAATTCACATTAACTATTGTCCCCGTATTGGGATCTCTTGCGAGATCCGAGTGTCCTTCAATATTGTAATGTTCCATATTAAGCAAGAGCCATTACACGCAAATCTTTAACCTTTGGAACAAATACTTGACTTGTGGATGTCAATAGGAGTTTGATTCTATAATATCTAAATGAAGGTAAAGAATCCGCACTAAATGTATACTCTTTAAATGCTGCATTATCACCAAAACCAGATTGACTAGATGGAGTAACTAATGAATCAGATAATCCATCACTATTTTGGGGTGTAATAATTTTACCCCTATTATTCAAATTATTATATCCTGGGAAAGGAGTAAATATTGGTTCAAATCCAGTATCATTTCCAACAGCATAGAATGCTCTAATATTCGCATCTGGATTCGTGTGACCAGATAATATTATCTTAATTGATGTAGCAGCATTTTCTAACTGAAGTTCTTTAGTAATATACTGGCAAGCAGTAGGATCATCAGTAACAGTCTTGACTCTACTATCTGTTGCATAATTACTAACCACACTATTAACCCTATTATTAGTAAGAATAGTACTTACTCGTTGAGCATCAATTACAGGACTTACTTTAGGATTAGTAGTTCCAAGAGTTAATCTCATTTGTAGAGACTTATTACCTTCAACTTGATCTAATTTTTCATCTTCATTAACTTTTGAATAAACTGCTCTTGGAGTATCAAGATAGTTTGGTTCACCTATTGCAATTGATTCAAATCCTGCATCAAGATAAGAATTTTCATCTCCACTAATACTTGTTGAAGAAGTAGTTCTAACTTCACATCCTAAAGTGGTTCCAGTAGTGGTAACATTATGAACTATTGGAGTAATAACTTCAAATGGCATATTTTGTGTTGCCTTTATTTCATATCCACCACAAGACTTAGTTTGATTTAAGTAAAGTTTGGGGAATCCAACATCAGTTCTTCTGTCTGTGGTAGAGTTATTTGTTATACCATTAAGATTATCTACATTTATCAAATCAAGTTCAGCATGATAGAAATCAAATCCAATTGATCCAGATGGTGATGTAGATGTTGAAGTTGATAATCCATGTGTTCTATTAAATCTTGCTAAATTAACTCCACCAAGTTCATATTTATAAACAGGTGTTCCAACTTCATAATTAATCTTATCATCTCCTCTAGCAGAGATGGTAATTACATTACCAGTAACATTAGTATACTTGATAATTTCTTTTCCAATTTTAACTAATCCAACATTAGTTGTTCCAACTCCAACATTTTCAAAGTTTTCATAGACAGAACCATCATCAACACTTATGGTAGTTTCATTATTAGTTTCTAATGCAATACTCAACTTAGATGGTTTAACATCAGACTGAGCACCAGATATCTTAACTAAATTCTGAGTGGAATACATTCCATGATTTTTATGATTAACCTTAAAATGCAATCCATTAGATTCTACATCTATTGAACTAATCTGCACATCTCCACCATTAGCAAATCCAAGTTCAGTTTTAATTCCAGAACTATTTGTATAGAAGAGAGTATTAGCAGTACCAACAACAAATTCACCTTGAACATTATCAATAGTCAATTCGTTGGTCATTCCAATACCAGTAATACTAAATTTAGCATTACGTCCAACAGTTCCATTACCACCAGTAGAAAGTCCGATAGTTGTTATACCAAGAACATCACCTACAGAGTATCCTGTTCCACCGTTAGTGATAGTAGCAGCAGCTGCTACTCCATTATTCATGTAAACATTAGCAACTGCTCCTTTTCCAGTACCAGTAATTGTAACTAGATTTACACTATTAAATGATTGATTACCATCAAGAGGTGTATATCCAATACCAGGATTAGTAATACTCAAACCAGCAGGAATGATAGATCCACCAGCACCTACAATATTACCTTCTGCCATAGTCCCACCTTGAATAATGGTGTTACCCATTTCATAACTATCACCAACAGTTGTTCCAAGACCAACTCTTATTTTTCTAGAATTTACAATTATTGAATCTGGTGCTAATGTAGGAATTTGATTATTCCCTTGAGTTAATTCTGGATTATAAAATTCGACAGTACCTGCAGTCTCAAATTCTGCTCTATACATAGTAAATTTCAAATCTTCCCATTGACTTGGTTCCCATGTAGAAGCATTTTGAGACTTAAAGAGAGAACCTAAGTACGGTTGGTTAGAAATAAAGGTATCAGTAAGAAGATCACTTTCACCAATTCTTGAAATATAAACACTATACTTAGTGGAGTTAGATGCTAAAGCAACTGCATATTCAGTATTATCACCCTCAAGATAAACAGGTGCTTTAAATTCAACTGTTGTTGCTATAGATCCATCTGCTGAAGTATTAACTTGTGCAGGGTCTAATACAATTTCAGAGAAAGGAAGTACATGTTGTGTTGGTAATCCATTCTTCATAGATCTAATTTGGAATACCACAGGTATATCCATATCATCTTTAGTTCTAAAGAAGACATCACACTTAGTAACGAATATTCCACCAGCATCCTCAACTAAGAACGACTGTGCAAGAGGGTCATACCATCCAATAATTTCTTGAGTTGAGTTATTTGCTATAGTACTGCTTCCCACAACTTCGGTTCCAAGACTTCTGTTAACATTTCTGTCTTGGAATGATTGTCTCTGTTCTATTCTCGCATTTCTAACAGAAATAATATTTTCTTGAACTGATTCTAATGTTCCAGAAGATGTAAATGTTTCATCAGTAATAGTTGTAGCATTATCAGAATTATTTTCAGGATCATTAGTTAATGTAAGAACTTTACTTCCTGTTTCAAATCTTGGGAAACTAATATTATTAGGATTAGGAATATAGAAAGACCCACCACAGAATGCACCAATATCTGAAAGAAGTTGAACTTCATCAATAGTTGCAATTGCTCCACTAGAGTGACCTCTTAAAACCATTCCCTGTTGAACCCAACCAAAGTAAGATCCTTCTGGCTCATTAGATAATGAGAATGTATCTACATTCAATACAGTAGAAGTGGATGAATAAGATGCAGGGAAACTTTGATTTGTATAAGGGTTTTGTGAAAAAACCTTAGTAGGAGCATTATATGGTCCTTCTTTATGATTTGACTGTGCTACTCTGAATGTAATTTCAGCTGAACTACGATTAGTTATTTGACTAAGGCCCGTTGTTACAACTTGACCAACAACCTTTTCACCAACCTGGAAAGATCCAGATGCCATAGAAATTTGAAGGATCTTAGGCACACAATACTTAGTGACATCTTGGTTATCAAAGAAAGCATAAAGTTTAGTTAAAGGTTTAAGTCTCTTAGCAATAAATTCAACATTCCTAGATCTCATAAATGGAATAAGATCTCTACTTACAACTCTATCACCAACAGATGTTCTTTCAAAAGATTCAGTAACTAATGTTTGAGTACCCGTTCTATTCTCAACACCTTGTTGGGTTGTTGTTCTTACAGTTTCTCTATCTACACGATTAACTGTTTCTCTAATTCTTCTAGCAGGGTTTCCAAATCCTCCACTAAAGTTATTAATCCAACCACCCATTCCAAAGACACGAGTTTCATTAGAAATAACAGTATCTCTTGTAGTATCATTAGTTGTTGTTCCTGTCCATGTAGTCTGCCACGAACCCCATGTTACTGGTCCAAATCCAGTCTGTTCGTCTATCTCACCATTATCAACCATTCTATTATAAACAGAAGTATAATCACCTTCAACATTAATAATTTTAGGTTCTAATCTAGCAGTATCTACCCAAGTATCGGAAGATGGAGTAATCTCCATAGTTCCTTGCCAGAAACTAATTAAGAAAGGAGTAACACTTTCAGATCTAGTAGCAAAGCTTTGCTTCAACCATTCAACTTCAGAATAATCTAAAGTTATAACATCAGTTTTCTTTCTTACATTAATTCCTTCAATAGTTGTAAAATTAAGATCATCATTAGGATCTCTACCCACAACAGGACCAAAAATTAAATCAACAGAATTTGTATAATGTCTTGGACGTAATTCTTTATTCTTTACATCAATACTATTGTTAATAGGAGTTCCTTGCTCTTGAGTTTTGAATCCAGTAAAGTTGTCAACAAAGAAACCAGACTTAAATCTATTCAATCCATCACCATCAGCAATAAACATATTTGCTGTATTGGTCTCTAATAAAGAAAGAGTTGTATAATACTCAAGATTTTTGATTCTATTCTCAAGATTTTTGATATCTTGCATCGTAAATCTCTTACGATCTAAGAAATCAATCTGTGCTCCAGCAACATTATAAAGGTAGGGTGGAAGTCTAACAGTTGCTATTTCAATAGCATTATCAACTGGAACTGGTTTTTGTGGATCTTCTGCAGGATCTCCATACTTTATTTGGAATTGTCCATCTTTACTTAAGAATATCCTATCAATCCTTCCGAGGAAGAATGAAAAATCAATTAATATTGATTCATCAGATGCTAAAATATTAGGTGCAGAATTTCCAGATGCATTAAAGTTTCTTCCTTTAAATTCTAAAGGAGATCTAGCACCTTCCGCAACAGAAGAAACTTGACTTGCCCTTGGTCTAATATCAATTATATCTGAGTTGGAAATATCATCAATTTTTGGAATATCTATACCATAATCATATTGATCATAAGAATTAACAGTTATAAAATCACCATTATCACCAGCATCAAAAGATCCATTAGAATAATATATTTTTATTTTTTTAGAAGGAGAATTTGAATCAGATTTTCTTCTAATTTTACCTATATTGTAAATAGTTGATTGTTGACCATCTACAAATGTGAAATTGGGAGATATATCAAAACTTGGAGAATCTAAAGTAGAAACTATTGCACTAGAACCAGACTCTTGAAAACTTACAGTTTCTCCCTCTTTAAATAAATGCTCATTTTGATAAATTGCAGTAATTTGACTATCACTTGGTTTTTCTGCCACTATAGCAACAGCATCACTATTTTGCCCAATTAATTGTTCACCAATTATCAACTCATTAGTTGTAGTTGATTGGGTAACAATAGAAGAAAGAGTAATTTTAGGTGCTGATGGATCACTAGTATCAGCAGATTCGTATATTGACAATACTTCTATAATATCAGCATCATTTAGAGAAATATTCTTATCCTGAACCCTTGTTCCATATGGATAAGAACCATAAGTTAATCCATCATTTAATGTTGTAGTTCCAATTCCAGAAGCAGCATCTTTAGAATAATTAACAACTAAAGACTTAACAGCATTTCTTATTTTTTGTTTTGCTTTTGGTTTTTGCTTTTTGATAGTAGCAATCAAAGTTGCACCTTTATTTGCAGCAGGAGGATCAACTAAACCACGAATCTGACAAGTATTTCCAGATCCAAAATCAAATTGGTCTGATGTTAATTCATGAGTCTTACCATCTGCACCAATCAAAGAATATCTTTTTGCACTAAATGGTTGGAAACTCTCAAGTGTATCTAACGTAGGAACAGGAGTTTCTAATCTACCACTACTAATATTAACAGAAAATGTTTTTCTTATAACAACTGATCCACCTGTTAAATCAACATTATCTACATTTCTCTTAGAAAGTCTAGTGTATAGTGTATTATCACTAGAAGTATCTAATTGAGTTGCTAAAACTTTTAAATCACTTACTGATTTATATGAATCAGAAGCAACACCAGTAGCAGGAGTAGGTAATCCACCATTAAATACTCCAGCAACTGTTGTAACACCAACAACTGTTGCAGAAGTTGCATCTACACTAATTACTCTTGCTAAAATAGGATCTTCAGATACCGCAAGATCACTATATGAAATAAGATTACCAATAGTTGTAATACCTGGGAAATTTGGATTAGTACTTTGTACTTTAGTTCCTAAAGATCCACTATCTACTCCAACAGTAGCAACACCCACATTAAATAAAGTAGATGGAATTATGTTTGCACTAAAAGTATTAATACCAATAGTATTATCATCAGTTCCATAAACAGATTGAACATCAGAAATAGTATAATCAGTAATACCTATTGCAGTTCTTCCATTATCAATTCCATTAATTATTAATTGTTCATCTGTAATAAAATTACCATTTTTTTCATATACTGTTAAAGCTACTCCAGCACTAACAGAATTTACAAGAAAAGCAGTAGCACCACTCTCCTTTCCTTCAACAAAAGCAGGAATAGATTGTGTAATAGATTGATTTAATTCTATTTCACTAAAAGTTTGTACATCATATAATGCAAGATCCCACTGATTTTTTTGTTTATCCGCATCAGCAACTTCATAAGTACCAGATTCAAGTCTAAAATCATATACCCTAGCAAGACCAACTTCTTTACCAGAAACAGTTTCTGAGTTAACACCAACTCTTTCATCTCTTAAACTTAGAACATATGTACTACCGATACCTACTGTCGGAGTTCTAAAGACACTGTTTATCTTAAGTGTTGGACCAGTATTATAATTTATTGATTGTTCCGTTAAAGTTTTTACATCTCTTGGTTTAGGTACATCAAGGAATGTAGGATTTACAGTTTCAAGTTCATATCCTTTAACATAAGCTTTACCTGGAGATAGTTTGTATAGTGCTAAATCATTAGTTGGAGTTTCTCCACCTGATGTAAACTGACCAGCCTTATATACTCCCCTATTTCCAATATTATCATTTAAAGATTCTAAAAGAGTAACATCAAAAGGTTTGACATCATAATTACCACTCTCATCATAAGTTCTTCTTGCAAGAGTATCGGTTAAATCAAAATTAGATGAATATGGACCACCTCCACCACCTCCACCGACAGCAGCTGCTCCACCAGAACTACTTCTTTTAGTTCTCAATACTCCTGGTTCGCTAGGAGTTCCAATAGTTGCTAATTCAACAAAACTATTATCATCATAATCATCTAATGGTTTTTTGAAAAGACTAAGAGTAATCCTTAATCTATCAGCACCTGGAGCAGAAAAATTATTAAATCCTTGAGAATTATCATTTAAAGTTTCATCAATATCTGAATTAATTATTTCTTCATTTACAAATAATCCAACACGATATAAAGGTCCAGAATCATATTGATTAAGAATAAGAGTTTCTTGATTTACTCTACAAAACTGACCATGAACAAAATATACACCTTCTTGAATTTGAAAAGAAGATCCAGTTATAGCTGCATTATTTGCTAAAGTAAGAGCAAATGGAGAACCAGATGCAATTGCAGTATTACCCAATAATCCTGAAGTTATTATTTCTGAACATGTTAATTCTTCCCCATCAGAAAATACCTGAGTAGAATTATCTCCAGTATTTGAAGTAAGATAATTCAAATAAATGGTAAGTTGACCTCTTTCAGAATCTTCAGGAAATAAAACTTTATCTACAACAGCACTAACACCAGATTTTTGTCCTGTTATTTTTGTACCAATTAATTGATCAACATATGCAGTTACTGGAATTCCTTGGTAATTGTTATTAAGTTGAACACCATAATAAATTCTATTATATCCCGTATTGCCAGGTATTACCTTTGCACCTTCTTTAAAAAAGTGTTGACCAAATTTTTCAATTTGATTTTGCAGTATTGATTGAAGAGCTGTTAACTCTCTAGCTTGAACAGGATATCCTGGCTTAAATAAAACCCGATAAAAATCATCATTTTGATTAAAATCATCAAAATATGGAGCTACATTTAAGTTGGTTTGCTGTGGCATGATTTTTTAGAACTGCAAAACTATTTTGATATCTTCTTTTTGGTTTGTAGACCTAGTAATAGATGGTCTATTGTCAACGTAAATAATATTTCCTGAGTATTTTTTAACCTCTGGGTTAGCAATACCTTCAATAAAACTTTGACCAAGATAATATGTTCTATTATTTAGAGAGGTAGAGAGACCTGTAAACCCAGTATCAATTTCTAAAGTAGATCCAGATGAAGGAACAACTTCTACACTTCCCCCAGTACTAGGGGAGGCAGTAAAGGCATTTCTATTAAATCCATATTCAGGATTTGTTACTGCTGTTCCAACGGTGTTAAAACCAGCTAAAGTTTTATCTTGCCAATATTTCAATACTCCTGTGGTTTGATCATAATTAACAACTCTTCCTACAGCAGTTGACCCTGTAGCAATAGTTTGTGTAACATAAGAATCTGATGTAAACGTAGCAGAACTATATCCAGTTCCAGTTAATCTTAAAGCACCAAGAGCACTTGCTTTATCTCCAGTTAAAAGTGCTGTTGAACCATATTGTTGAGGATTACATACCACACCAACTCTTGCTATATCGTTACCAGTTATAAAATCAGGATTTTCATTATCATTTTCAATTCTAGAATATAGTAAAAC